TTTCGGAATTGACGAGTTAGGTGAAGAATGGAACGAGTCTGACGAATTAGGGATGATGGAAGAAGATGAAAACATCGACGACATCGTATCTAAAATTTTTGCTGACGATGAAGACGAGTCTGAGGAATTTGATTTCGAAGAGGAGAATGAATTAGAAGAGCAGGGAGAATATGATATGGGTGTTGATGATGATGGTGAAGAACCTATCATTTACGAAATCGAATTTGATTCTGAAGAGGTTGTTGACGAAGAGCTTGACGAAATGTGGGGCGGTAACAAACACGACTTTAAAAGACGTGGTGGTCACAAATTAGGTGATGAAGATGGTCATTATAAAGACTATGAAGACGATGAAGACGAAGAAGATGAATATGAAGACGAATTTGCTGAAGAGTATGAAGAATTATACGCTGAAGATGGTTCTGAAGTTATGGAGTCTAAAATGTCTGTAAAACCTAAAGGTGTTGGAATGGGTTCACCAAAGAAAAAAATATACTCAAACAAACCTAACATGGAAGGCGGATTTAAAACAGTAAAGAAAAACGCTAACAAAACTATGGGTACAGGTAAAGCTAAGTTTGAATATGAAGAAGGCGAAAACCTTGACGGTAAAATGAAAACCGTTAAAAAGGTCGAAACAAAAGAAGCATCAAGAACATTAGGTAATGGTTCTAACTTTAGAAAGGGTGGTTTACCAAAACCAAGAGCTCACTCTAAAGCAAACACCGCTATCAAAGAAAATGTTAATGGTACAGAATTACAAGTTCTTAGAGAGAAAAACGAAGAGTACAGAAAAGCACTTAACGTGTTTAGAAATAAATTAAATGAAGTTGCCGTATTCAATTCTAATTTGGCTTACGCAACTCGTTTATTTACTGAACATTCAACATCTAAACAAGAAAAAATTAATATCTTGAGAAGATTTGATGGTGTTGAAACTCTTAAAGAGTCTAAGAACCTTTATAAGTCAATTAAAGATGAACTTTCATCAACGACAAACAATCAATCAATTAACGAATCTATTGGTAGCAAAATTGAAAACGTTGCATCAACAGGTTCATCTGCTAATTTGATTGAGTCAAAAACTTATGAAAATCCTCAGTTCTTAAGGATGAAAGATTTAATGGCTAAATTAAAATAAAAATAAACTAAAAAATAAAAACAAAACAATACTAAAATGGGAGCATTATTAGAATCAGGTCTTGTTGGTAACATCGGTCTTAAGCACCTTAAAGTTATCAAAGAAGATACTATCAACAAATGGGATAAATTAGGATTCCTAGAAGGTCTTAACGGCCACCTAAAAGAGAACGTAGCTCAGTTATATGAAAACCAAGCTTCTTTCTTAATTAACGAAGCGACTGCGGACGGTGCTTCAGGTTCTTTCGAAACTGTTGTATTCCCAATCGTTAGACGTGTTTTCTCTAAATTGTTAGCGAACGACATCGTATCAGTACAAGCTATGAACTTACCTATCGGTAAATTGTTCTACTTCGTACCTAAAATCCAAGGTTACTCAGGCGGTACTGCAACTCAAAGTGGTGAGCACTACGCACCTGTAGGTTCTCCAGGTAACTACCCTGGTAATCCTAACGCTGGTTACACTGGTGACGGAGCTTTCACGAAAAATCTTTACGATTTATTCTACGAAGGTAACGAACCTGCATTAGACCCTCCAGGATTATTTGACTACTCTAAAGGACGTTGGTCAGCTATTACTGCAAACACTGTAATCCAAGCTTGGCAAGGTAGTTCATTAGTGGACGCTCAAATCGGTGATGAAGAAATCATCCCTTCAGGTAACACAAGAAAAGTTATCGTTAAATTATGTGGTTTCGCACAAGCAGGTACTGGTAAAATGATTGGCCCTGATGGTTCTGAAATTGACACTGAGTCTTTCTTATCTGACTTAGTAGTTTACACAGGTTCTGGTTTAACAGTTGCGACTGATTCACCATGTACTGTATCAACAGGACCTTTATTGTTCAGAGTTGTAACTCAACAATACGGTCAAGGTATCGTTGCACCTAACTACAACACAACTCAAACTACATGGCCTTCAACAGGTAATGGTGGTTCTTACAATGATGTTTGTGATGTAACAGGTTGTATCTACTTAGAAGTTGACTTATCTTGTCCTGTATGTGCTAACTGTGACGCAACATCTTTAGATGGTTACACTGGTACTACAATCGAGGAAGCTGCTTCAGGTACTTCATTCGCAGCAGCTTGGAGACGTTACGAAGAGTTAGAATTCGAAGACAAAATTGGTGAAGTTTCTTTCGACCTTGAGTCAGTTACAGTATCTGTGACAGAAAGAAAACTAAGAGCACAATGGTCTCCTGAATTAGCTCAAGACGTAGCAGCATTCCATAACATCGACGCTGAGGCTGAGTTAACAGCATTGTTATCTGAGCAAGTAGCGGCTGAGATTGACCGTGAAATTTTACGTGACTTACGTAAAGGTGCGGCTTGGAACCTACGTTGGGACTATAATGGATGGAGAAGAATCTCTGGAAATATGACTTACACTCAAAAAGACTGGAACCAAACATTGATTACAGCTATCAACCAATTGTCAGCACAAATCCACAAGTCAACACTTCGTGGTGGAGCTAACTGGATTGTTGTATCATCTGAGGTTTCTGCAATTTTTGATGACTTAGAATACTTCCACGTATCTAACGCTTCACCTGAGCAAGACCAATACAACATGGGTATTGAAAGAGTTGGTACATTAGCAGGTCGTTACCAAGTTTACCGTGACCCTTACTTCCCAGCTAACCAAGTGTTAATTGGACACAAAGGAACGTCATTGTTAGACACAGGTTACATCTACGCACCGTATGTACCTCTACAATTAACTCCAACAATGTACAACCCATTCAACTTTACACCTATCAAAGGTATTATGACACGTTACGCTAAGAAAATGGTTAACAACCGTTTCTACGGACGTATCACAGTTGACGGTGTTCGTACATTCGACTTAAGAGAATTGAGATAATCTATCTCCTAAGGGAAATATTAAAAGGGACGAGTAATCGTCCCTTTTTTATTTTATAGGTATTTATATTATATGAGTAATTTACGTCAATTAATTAAGGAACATTTATTATTAGAGAAGAGAATTGCTCAACTAATGTCTTCATTTAAAATACAATATGCGTTTGAGGTTGACAGAACAACACATGCGTACCATAGAAAGACAAGACAAGGTATTGATGACTATAATGAAAGAGAAATATCAAACTCAGAGTTAAAATATATTATAGAACTTTCATTAAGAGAAATTGCCGAAAAAATTGCACAACATAATATTGTAGATAATGAGCCATTTGTTGTTAAGTCAGCAGAAAAAGAAATTGCCCTTGCAATTGTCCCAAAACACGTTGAGGATAATTTTTGGAAGTTAGTTATTATTACAGTTTTTAGAGAATCTTATAACAATCCGTTTAGAGTAGGTGAAGACCAATTAGTAATTTGGGTGGATTAAAAAAACGGGTGGTTGTATCTGAATCGTTCCTCCCCCGTTTAAATAAGTCGGTTTAGACTTACCCACGTAATTAAATATCTTGTATCTGAATCGTTTCCTTTAATTACCTTACAAAGGTACGACTTTTTTTTGATTTATGAGATATTTATATGTATAAAAATGTAAATTATGAAGAATTTATTAAAAATGAATGATGAAGAAAAAAATAGGATTTTAAATCTTCACGAATCAGCAACAAAAAAACAATACATAACAGAATCGTCAAATAGGTATGTAGACGAAGCTCAAGCACTTTTGGGTGTTACCGTTGATGGACACTTTGGTCCAAAATCTTTAGAGGCGTTAAAAGCTAAATTAGGTGTGGTTTCACCAAATGCGAATACTCAAACCGCAAATACTCAAACTGCGAATACTCAAACTGCGAATACTCAAACTGTGAATACTCAAACTGCGAATACTCAAACTGAACCAAGTACCAAACCCGCAAACCAAATACCTACTGAAGATTTATAAATAAGTTTTTAATTATGGGAAATTTAATCAACGAAGAATTATATAGAATGAAATACCTTTTTGGTTATCAAAGAGGTGTGGTTATTAGTGAACAAGATGATGACCCATTTGCTTCCCAAGAATTACAACAGTACAATTGGAAAGGTAAGAAAAAGGGTTTAATGGATTTGACTAACCCACAGGGTATGTACGCATTCAACGTTGGTTATGAAGGTGGAAAATACACATTAACAAGTGCTTCAGAAGCAATTAGAGTAATTAGTAAAGGTGAGGAAAAAATAGCTACAACACCACCTAGTGTTACTAAAGAACCCGTGTTAAGTAAATTAAATTTAGTTGGTAGTGCGTTTCCGTACCCCGATAACATGGTTAAACCAAAATTTGATAGTTTTCCTGAGGCAAAAAAAGTTTACGACGAATTTATTCAATCTATCGTTGATTTCCTTAAATCAGCTGATTTAACTAAGATGGGTAATTTTACAATACAAGGTACTGCAGACTCCGCAAGACCTACTTACGACATACCTAAAGGATATTCTAAATTAGACCATCCTGGTACGTTATATGATGGTAAAAAAGACCCTAATGAGATGAACCAATACTTAGCCGACACAAGAGCCAAAGAATTAGGTAAAATTATAACCCAAGATGTTTTAACTAAGACAGGTGTTGATATCGCCAAAAATATTGTTTACGAAAAAGGTATCAATTATTATGGACAACAGGGTAAAAGAGGTTATGAATTTAAAAATGTAACAGTAACCCCTTCACAAAAATCAATAACAATACAACAACCTGATAAAGTAAGTGATACAACCCAATCAACAATATCAGGTTCATCATCTACACAAGGACCTAAAGTAGTTGAGACATTCTTTGACCTTTCACCTTGGGGTGGTCCATTAGCACCTATGAAACGATTAAAAAATGGTAACTACGTGATAAATACCAAATACATTTTAGATAACAATTTATTTGTTAAAGGCGGTGGTGGTATCCTAAATCTTTGGGATGTTTCAGGTCTTAATGAAAATGGTCAGGTAAAGGGCGAAATCAAAGATGGTGAGTTAACTGTGAATGGGATTTCATTTGGTAAATTTATGAGTTCAGATACTCAAGAAGCGGAATACCAATATCAAGCAGAATCAACCACTAAATTTGTCACCAAAGGTAGACCAATGATTACCGATATTAGAGATGGTGAGGCAATTATTAGATTAATTAGATTTGCTTTAACAAATAGAGGGTAATTTATCTACTGAAAAATCCTGTAACGTAAACACCTTTTTGACCTCCCCAAGTCCCTTCAGTACATGAGAAATTACCGTAAGGGTAACTAATAAAGATTGTTTTTCTATGTGGTGTTGAGCCAAAGAAATTATTCATTATGTGGACAGCAAGTTCTTCATAAGTTGTTTTACCATATTCAAAAACTGCAAAGGTACATACTTCACCCATAGAACCTCTTAACTCTTGATTTAGGTTAAAATTATCTCGTCTATCAACAATATCCTTAAGTAAAACACCTTTATGTACTTTATCATTATCGTGAGTACATACTGAGTATTTTGCCATATAAGATGACTGATATTCTGCACATTTAAAAGTAACGGGATTTGATGTTTTATGAACAGAACTATCTAAAGTCCTTTGGTTACATAAATCTAAAACCAATGAATTTAAATAACCAATATCAATAGGTTTAATGATTACATCCTCTTTAGATTGCGAAAAACTAAAATTATGTAAGAATAAGAATAATATTGTGAAGACCTTTTTCATAAAACAAAGATATATAAAATATCTCGGTTTACAAAATTATTCTTCAGGTTTTTCTTCTTGGATTTGTTCTTCCGTATTTTTTGATAGAATTCGAACTACTTTTGAAACCACTTCAGACTCACCTAATGTAAAAGTACCCGATTTAAATGAATGAATTAACGCTTGAATGGCGAAATATCTTGCCTCAGACTCATTCATTGTGTCTAAAATCATTTCTAAATGTTCTTCTGAGTACAATGGTACTGTATTAAATAGGTTCCCGAATAGTTTACCGCTTTCCATAATATTTGATGTTTACTTGATATTTATAATCATAATAAAAACATATGTTAAGTAAAACCATTAATAAAGTATTAAACGAAGTAACGTCAGCAAAAGATGGTAATTCGGTTGGTTATTATGTACCACCATTTCAACCTGGTATATATGAATTTGAGGGAAATGATTTAAAACCTTTTGTTAATTCGGTTTCAGATTATGTTAGTCCCCAATTAGCCCACGATAGTTACGATGGTAAGATACACACCAAAAAAGGTAGTGTTTCTAAGATAGAATCTAAGGCTAAGAAAGGCTCTAAGTATGTCGAAAACAATTACGACTTTATTACAATTGGTGAATCTGAATGGGTTGATGTTGATAAAATCCCATTGAATGAGGATTTAGGTGTTTGGTTTGGTACTAAGAAGAAACCTAATGGTTCTAAACAACCAAAAGGTCCATGGGTTAACATTTGTCGTAAAGTCGATGGAAAACACCCCCCATGTGGTCGACCTGATACAGATAAGGGTGCTTACCCTAAATGTCGTGCAGCAGGTGTTGCTGGTAAAATGAGTGATACTGAAAAGAAAGCGGCTTGTCAACAAAAACGTAAAGCCGAGAAAAAAGATACTCAGACAGGTAAGGGTCAAAAACCAATTATGACATCTTACAAACCGAAAAATGAAGATACTATGAGTAAAACTATTAAATTAACTGAGAGAGACCTAATGAGGTTAGTTAAACGAGTTATTGAGGAACAAGACACTACTAAACAATATGATTATATGTTTAATGGGGGTGATTCATTTAACGAACCAAATCCCGCGAACAAATTATACCTAATGAAAAATGGTAACACCTATGATGTGTATGCTCAGGAACCAAATAGTATGAGAATTAGTTTTACAAATTTTACACTACCTTTAGAGTCTGAATTGGCGACAAAATTTAATGGTGAAAAATTAATTAATAATGACTCCGCAAATTTAGGTAACCAAATTGCCAAATTAATTACTTCAGGTTTAAAAATGAGTCAAGGTAATTGGGTTATCTATACAAAAAATAATGGAGTTCCTGCGATGGGTAGATACACATTATCGGCCGAATCACCTATTGATGTGTTAGAAAATGAAGGTAAGACTAGACGAAAACTAAAATTAAATCAGGAATATACCTCTAACGATTACTTTGTTACCAATAAAAAAGATAAATTTGGTAGGACATTATCTTTTGATGAGGTTAAAGACGCTAGTGTTTCTGACGTTTAATAATACATCTGTAACGTAATCATCATACCTTCTTTATCTTTATGGATGAAAACCATAAATAAAGGTTTTTCCAAATCCTTACCATAATAGTCCTCAACTACAGTAGTACCCGAAAATAAGGTTGTATTTGAGTTTGGGTTATAATTAATTTGATTGTTACTAACTGCAACAACCTTTACATTGTACTGATTTGCAACATACTTAAATGTGTTGTATAGACTATCGGATATTCCGCACATAGAATCGATAGGAACACCCATAAGACGAGAACATTCTTGAAATAAATCTTTACCCTCACTATCTAACATATAGTACGACTCACGAGGATTCTTTGACCCAACTCCGTAATTTTGCCCCATAACCAACGATGTGGTTAGAATAAATAAAAATGATAAGATTAATTTTTTCATATTACAAAGGTATTATTTTTAAATCAAATCACCAAATAAAAACGATACTATTTTTTTATAGTGTCTAATTCAGATATTGAGGTGTCGTCAATTTCTATGACATGTGGTGTCACTGTCTTAACAGGTTTGGTATAAGTTACCGTTGATTTCTCAACCTTATAAGGGGTGTCAACTTTTTCCTCAACAACATCTAAAACATAAGGTGTTTCTTTTGTTTTGTTTTCCTTATAATGTTTCTTATAATAATAAATATTAACATTATAAATTAATGGTATTAGAAATAATAAGAATATTGAGTGAATCATCACCCCATACCAGTATAGTTGGTTTCTGAGTTTCATTGGATGCTTTTTGAGATACTTTGTAATGAGTGACGGATATTTGATGTAATCTCTTTTTCGAATTCTTCTCTACGGGACTCAACCTCATAATCAAAAATCTGAGAAACTTTATCCCACGACTTATCGTCTAAGAATACTGTGTAAGAATATACGTGATTGATTACTTGTACACTTCTACCTTCTAAGATAATGAAGATACCTAATTTATCATTTTTAATATATCGTTTATTACTAATAGGTGTTAGTAATAAAAGACTATCAGATTTCGCAATTAGTTTACGGCAAATATTAATCGCATCTCTTTCATAAGCCGACTTCTCAATTTTAGGTCGACTAATCTTAATAAATTTAATGGTTGTCTTTTGAAAGTGTCTCCTTAACTTGTGTAATATGTTTTTCATCTCAAATGATTTATTACACAAATATACGGAACTATTTTTGAATTAACAATA